TGCCGTAACGGGATTCTTGAGCCCGCGCAGGTAATCGAAGATCATCTGCTTTCGACGCTCCTTTGGTATCAAAGTCATAACTTTCTCCTGTAGTAAAACGCCCAAGCCCCTCGAAAGAGCATCGTCTTAACAACCAGACCTTTTGCCTCGAGCGCTCGTATCATCTTGAGCGCATTTTGCGGCGTACAACTAAAACTTTTGGCTAATCCCGCAAGCGACATCCAGTCATCAAGCGCCTGTAAGTACCGCTCTTGTGTCGGCGTCAGCGCCTTGTACTGGCTAAGCAACTGCTTACTAAACTGTTTGACCGCTTCTTCATGCTCGGGCCTGCCTGAAAGCAGCACGCCCGTGCGCCGAGCCAGCTTGAGAATCTCGGCATTGTTCATGCCCTATCTCCTGCGTGTTGCTTCCACTCCTCCTTGTCCTTCATGCGTTGCTCGTAGACCTCCATGAGCAACTCTGCTGCCTCTTTGATCTTGAACTTCTCATTCGTGCAGTAGTCAGGAAGGCCCTCGGCGTAGCCCTCCAACCACGCCGCGAGCATCGCAAATTTGTAAGCTGGGCTCATGACTACGGTCTCAACCACTGCTGCCAATTCTTTGTCCACTCACGAGGCCATAAAGTCCGCTCTTCGACCTGGGCCCCGAGAGCAAAGAGCTCTGAGGCAGAGAGCCGTTTGCCTTTATCCTCTTCATGTTCATCCATCTTCCGAATGCTGTTGTAGGTCGTCACAAAAGCCCCTGGCTGCACCCAGCATGGCTTGCTGTAGTGCGGCAGGTATGTCATGCCATTTAAAACGAACACAGGCTCGGGAGCCGTGATCGCCATAACTTTAGTCGTCATCATGATTGTCTTTCCATAAAAGGTGGGTCTTTGTCATCATCATCGATAGCTGCATCCAGCATCTCGATAAGCCGTGTGAGGTGGCGCACAAGCCGCCAGTCGTGGTGATCAATCGCTACTTTGATCACCTGAACGATCGCTTCGTGGTCCTTAGTCATCGTCGTCCTCCCTTTGAGCCACGTAGGCTGAACGAACCAACGAAGCGGCCATCTTCAAAGCTTTGTCTTCATCCATGAGCTTGTGCTCGACAACGTAATGCACATGAATGGCCATCAACCATCCCAATACGTACATCGACGTGTCAGCGTTATAGTCATCAAAAAGATCAAGCGCCTTGGTCAGCAACTGCTGGCTCTCGTGAATGGTCTTTTCTAGTTCAACATCGAAGCTCATAGCGACCTGCCTTGCAGCCGCTCGCCAACAAGTTTGGCGTAGCCTGCAATGTCCAGATAGTGATCAGCAATATCTGCATTGCCGTTGATGATGCGTGCGATCTTGTGGATGATCATCTCCAGTGCTTCGGCCTGATCATCAGCAAGGCGCTTGTTCCTTGAGCCAAGCTCCCTGTAGAGCAAGCTCTTAAACTCCTGCGCTGTTTTGGCAAGCGAAACAAAGCTGCCGTAGCTCTTGCCCCGCTCGGCAAGCAACTTATCAACCGAATCAGGCGTGCGCGTGCCGCCTCCTGCAATCGCGATGTATTCCCGAGCGGCCTTTTGTGCCACGTTAAACAAGCCCAAGGGGAGGACTACTTTGGACTTGCGTGGGCCGAGCTTGCGGCCTTTTAAAGGCGAAGGCTTTTTGCGTGGACCAAGCTTGCGGCCCTTAAGCGGTGAGACTCTTTTAACGGGTTCGTTATCCATGTTCATTCTCCTGTTGAAAATAGTGCTTTGTAAAAAGCCCATTTGGCTTTGTAAAAAGGATCCTCAGACGGCGGGACCCAGGTATCGCGCACCTCTCGTTTAATGTTGACGGCAAGGCCAACACCACGAAAGTTGTACTCGATTGCTTCGACGGGCTGGCCATCAATTTCCTTTGCACCACGCAGATCAAAACGCGTAAGCGTCTTGGCAGCAGGTTGGTTACGAAACCTTGCTAGGACATCAGAGCCAGACTTCCATTGACGTTCTTCCATCTTCTTTCTCCTGTATCAGAATGGTGCCTCTTCGACACCTTCAAGTACTGTACTACGTTTTTGCTGCTTTTTGTGCCACTTGATAATCTTTTTTTGTTCTTCTTCGGTTCTAAACGGCCACTTCATTTGCTCAGGACTGATAGGAAAGTCATCAGTCCCCGTGTTCTCTTCTGTATTCATTGTATTCCCTCAGTAGTTTCTCATGCATTTGATGTAAGTTATGTAACTTTTCTTCCGTCTCTGCCCAACGAATCTTCCACACGCGCATAGCTTCCATGTGGTTAGAAGCAAGCATGAGCAGGTGAGCATCTTCCTCGTTCAAATGCTCAGCAAGCATACGCAATCGATCACTTAGTTGTTGCATCATCGTTATCCTCCTTGCTATCAATCATCAACGAGTACGCGCAGATATTCAATTGGTACTGGAACTCCAGCTCGCGTATTTCCTGCTTCAACCGGTCCATACGGGTCTGGTAATAGCTCAAGTTGGCGCGGATCCCGCTCTTGTTGAGTCTGTTGAAAGGCTCGATAATTTTCATAGGCTTCGTCTTCTAAAAGCATGAGGTTTGACTCACTCAGCGCGCCAAGAATGTTGACGCGTCGAGGCCTGTCTAAGAACGCTAGATCAAACCAAGCGGTTTTAATATCGATTTGTTCAGGTAGTCCTCCCTCAGCAGGCAGGACTTCGTATTGAACGAAGATCTCAGCATCATTCAACACGTTCGATAACGGGATTACGAAAGCGCGCTTCAAATTCTTTCTCCATTTCTTTAGCTTTCTCGGGGTCTACGCGAGAAAGTGTACGTAAAAATTCTGCGTAGATCAAGCGGTGAGCGATCGTTGAGCGAGAAACAATATGAAAATCGCTCAGCTCAGTCAGCATGGCATAAGCCTCAAGCGGCAGCATCACCGTACACCATGGTTTTGTCTGCCTGCGCGAGGGCGAGATGGGTTTCTTCTCCCGCTTGAACCACAGGCGCGGGGGACCGCTTTTCTTTTTCTTCTTCTTAATCATAAAAAAGACCCGTGGTCCTTGAACCACGGGCCGAAGTGCGCGGGAAGCGCCTTGAGGAGAACAGCATGGACTACAGGTTTCATTATGCAGCCTCTCCCCAAGAAGGTCCAGTCTCTACATCAACAATGGAAGGCACTTCAAGCTTCACGGCATTGGCCATAACGTTTGCTGCTTCTTGCGCCTCTTCGCGACTGTTAACCGATAGCGCGATCTCGTCGTGAACCTGGAGCAGCAGCGTAAAGCCTGCCTTGTGAAGCTCAATCAATCCCTTCTTGGTTTGATCAGCAGCAGAGCCTTGGATCAGCCTATTCAACCCTTTGTACGTCATAGCCCGCTTGATCCTTGGGCCGTATTTAATGGAGGCTTCTTCAAAAGGCAATGCCTTGTTGATCCCCCACTCAGTGGGTTCCCAAAGCGGGAAGCGGCACTTCCTGCCTTGGAGCGTGCGGATCGCACCGCCTGAGCCTCGATGCTCGATGCGGCGCATCACGGCATCGACGGTGCCACGTAAAAATGGTACTTTTTCATGAAACTTGCGGATTAATTCTTCCGCCTCATCAATCGGAAGATCAAGACTGTTGGCAAGCTTTTGTTTGCCCATGCCGTACATCAACCCCAAACCGATTGTCTTGGCAGCTTTGCGTTTAATCCCGGCCATATCGGCAACCATTTGGTGGAAGTCCGTGCGGGGGTTGTTTTGGTAGGCGGTGACCATGTCATCGGACCCGGGCAGGCCCAGGAGGCTTGCATAGTGGACCAGGATCCTCGGTTCTTGAGACGAGAAGTCATTGGCGGCCCACATCTGCCCTTCTTCGGGCAGGAAAAGGCCCCTGACTAACGGCCCAATGATCTCGTGTCGGGCGGGAACCTGTTGGAGATTGGGGCTTGCCATGGATAGCCTGCCTGTGACCGTGCCGCCATCGTCGGATCGAATCTGGTTGATGTGCGGATGGATGCGGCCATCGTGAGCGGAGAAGTCCAGGTAAGGCTGCAAGAACGTGCCGTGGGTCTTGTTGAGCTCGCGTGCTTCAACGATTTGCTTGCAGATCGGGTGCTCGTGCGTATCCAGAAAGCTTTTTGTAAAGCTTGGCAGGCCCGTGTTGGTTCTTGGGTATTGGATCCCGAGCTTGTCAAACCCGATGGCGATGCTGGCTGCGGCCCAGATGTCTACCGGTGCCCCACATGTTTTGCGAATGGATTTGACAAGCTGGGCTTCTTTGTCTTGCATCTCGCCCACGAGCTTAAGTGCGCGATCGCGATCAAAACGAATCCCACGCTTGGTGATGCCAACTAAGATAGGAAGCAGATCGGACTCAAGCTCGAAGATCGATTCGACTTCTTCTTTGCGAAGTTCAATCTTAAGTGTCTGCCAGAGCTTTAGTGTGAGCGCAGCGTCTTGTTCAGCGTAGTCGCCCACATACATAGCAGGCAAGCGCCAGAGTTCTTTTTTGGCATGCACGCCAAAGTCTTGGGCGGCTTCTTTTAGTCCCTGCTCAGACTTGACCTCTTTGAGATAATCGAAACCGAGGGCGTTGAGGGCGTAGCTGAATCGATTTTCATCGATGCAAGCAGCAGCGACCATGGTGTCAATGATTCGACCCCGCACATTAAATCCAGAGGCGAGAAGCCATCCAAGGTCGTAGGCTGCGTTGTGCATGATTTTGGGGGCTGGAAGCTCAAGCACACGTCGAACGAATCGCTCAACAATCCCACGGTCAAGGTTACCTCCACCCTCGTGAGCAACTGGGTAGTACCCTCGCCATCCGTCAACAGCAAAGGCGTAACCGACAATGTAGCCGTCATTTCTTGGCCATCCGGGGCCGAAACGTTCCAGGTTCTTGTCGCAAGTTTCGAGGTCAATTGCAATCTCCTTGGCATCCGACAGATCGGGAAAGGAGGACGGTGGGACCCACTCCGAAGGCGTGGGGAATAACGACATGGTTCTCATAAACGAAAGCCCTTCTGACTGTTCTGTGGAAGCACCAAGTGCAGGACATTGCGTGTGCGCGTGATGCCGACGTAGAGCAATCGATTGATGTCGTCGGGGTTCGTGTCATAGCTTTTAGCAAACTTGGTAGACAGGTCTGTCAAAAGTAGAACGTTATCAGCTTCTCCGCCTTTTGCGCCATGGATCGTGGATAATTTTATCTTTGGTGTTGCATTAAGTTTCGTTCCTCGTCGCAGTAAAGCAATGATGTACTGCCGCTGCGAAGCGCTGATCTTGGTCAGTACCTCATGCCAGATGCCATCGGTGAGCAAGCCCCACTTGTTGTGCAGATCCTTGATCGAGTACATCCGATCCTCGGGCGCTTGAGCCATGGTCTTATAGCCTTTGGCTATGAGCGCTGCATCCAGATAGCTATAAATTGTTTTGA